CAAGGAGATCGACAAGGTGGCGCTGCAGGAGAAGTATGTGCGGCAGATAATCGTGCCGGGACGTTGATATGCCTGACCTGCCTCAAATCGTATCCATCGACGACGGGTTCCTTGGGGTCATCTCACGCATTGATCCCAACCAGGTTCCGGCGCGGTACGTCAGCGAGGCAATCAACCGCCGTTTCGAGGATCAGGTCATCAAGAACCGCTGGGGCATCGTGCAGCCCAAGTGGGGCGGTCGCTGGTCGAGTGGTTCCCGCATCGTCACGCTGACATCTGGATCGTCGACCGGAACACCTGTCTCAGGCACCCAGATTCCTGCCAATTCGCAGGTGATCTGCGATGTCGACGCAAACACGCAGATCTTCCCAAACGGCACGCTGTGTACGCTCGACGACAACACCAACGCGACCTTTAGCACAGCCACTTTCAGCTTCAGCCCGTCTCCTGCGAACAAGACGGTGCAGTTCTACGCCTCAACCGCTCCGTTTGAAGAGATTCTCGGAGTGCTGCCATACCGTGACCCGGACACCGGGGCAAATGCGCTGTTGGTGGCAGTCAACGAGGCCCGGGCATCCGATGGCGGTCAGGGCAAGGTCTGGTGCATCCGACCCAATCAGTCGCCCGTTGAAGTGTCCATGAATGGCCACGACATCTACCTGCCGGTGCGCCTCATCCAGGCCACCAACGGCGTGGTGATGCTGCGCCCGGGCAATGCCCGCTACTACTTCGACAGCATCACTGGTCTTGTCTATGACTCCATCGAGCAGGAAGACGGTAGCGCAATCCTGTGTGAGGACGACGCTGTCCTATCCCAGGAAGCCTCGACCGAGATCAATCTGAACGTGGTGCCAGACTTGGCCACCGGAGACATCGTGAATGTCGGCCAGGTGGGAACCGCGGCTCCGCTTTGGATTGGTTCACCGAGTTCAGGCCAGGGCTTCCAGCTCTACGTCAACGTGGTCAACCAGGAGGTCTCGCTGCACTTCACGCTGAGTGACGCACGCACGAAATCAAACCCGCTGCCACTCAACCCGGACAACAACGCCCGCTACTACATTGAGTTGGCGAGCAACACCACCGGGTACGATCTGGCGCAGGACATCGTCAACAACCTGAACGACGGGATGCCGTTGATGATGGCTGGCAATTCGACCTACCCGTCGGCCTTGGATGCTGGGTTCAGCCGCATTCCTTCGACGCTGTCGATCATCAGTTCGGATGCTACTGCGGACACGATCACGGTCTACAATCACAACTTCGTTCCCGGCGATCAGGTCACGCTGTCGAACATTGAGAACGGCGGCGCCAACGTCACCAGCAAGATCTACTACGTCTACCCGGTGGACAACAACACGCTGAAGCTCTTCAGCGGAACCACCGAGGAGACCGACTCGCTGAATGACGCTGCCAGAGCGATCATCCAGCTAACGACCACCGGAACCACCCCGAACATCACGATCAGCGCGGTGACGATCCTCGATCAGGGTGCCGGGTATCTGACTGCACCGACGATCACGATCACAGGCACTGCCAGTGTGGCTGCAAGCCTCACTGCGACGATCACCGACGGCAAGGTGAGTGCGGTGACCATCAACAATGGTGGCACCTTCTCGACGACTCCAACCGCTGCGGTTGCGATGCCTTCGACGCTAGTTGATATCAATGACGGCACGGTGTCCGGTACTATCAAGCGGTCGAATGCCTCGGGTGCCTCGGTGCCACCTGCACGGGAAGGGTTGTACTTCCAGAACAGATTGCTGCTGCTGTACGGCAACGACTATCTGGCGGTGTCTGATGTGCTGGATCCGCTGCACTACAGCCCGGTGCTCAATGAGTTCAAGCTGAACACCGGCAGCAACGACAAGGTGGTGGCGCTGTACCCGTTCAACAGCACGACGCTGCTGGTGTTCAAGGAGCGGTCTGTGCTGGCTGTGGAGAACCTGTACGGCGATCTCTCGACCACCCGGCTGACCGAGATCACCCGTGAGTTCGGATGCGTCTCCCAGGCGTCCATTGCAGGCACCGGGTCCGATGTGATCTTCCTGAGTCAGCGCGGCATCATCAGCCTCAAGCAGACCGAGTTCGGCATCAGCCAGTCGGTGGTGCTGCCTTTGTCTGACCAGATCCAAAACCTGGTCAACGAGATCGATCAATCGACCTGGCAGGGTTCCTGTGCCACCTACTTCGCCAACCGCTATATTCTAAGCGTACCCGTCGAGGGTGGCGACGGTACGAACACCCGCACGCTGGTGTACAACTTCCTGAACAAGGCCTGGGAAGGGTACTGGGAGAGCACCCTGCTGATTCCTAGGTATTGGTGCCGGGTTGTGGTTGCTGGCACTGACACGCTGTGTTGGGCAGATGAGAGCGGTCTGATCCATCAGTTCGATGCTCTGCTGCTGTATGATGTCGACCGCTCCGGGACGATCTATCAGGTAGCCACCGAGGTGAAGTTCCGGGGCTACACCGGAGAGAACGACGTTGACCACAAGCAGTGGACCGACGTGCAGTTTGAGTTGGGCAACTGGAACACGAGCTACTCGATCCAGGTGCTGCTGGATGGCGTGAACGAGAGCTACACGGTGGCGACCAATCAGACCAAGGATCGCACCAAGTTCTACACCTACGGCACCGCCGACTATAACCCGAACAACTTCAGCGACAGGTTCTTGGAGCCGTATCGTGAAGACTACTCGACGCTGCCGGTATTGAGCTGCCGCACCAATGGCTGGAAGGCCGGGTTGCACCAGTTCTACACGCACAAGGGGCGCCTGAAGAAGCACTCGTCCTCGTTGCAGCCCCAGATAACCACCACCCAGGGCAGCCTTGAGATTTACTCTGCCAAGGCAATCGGTGTTCCATTCCGCCAGTTCGGCAAGAACGACGTCTAACCTATGCCACTCTTTGTCACAGTCACACCGGGCACCACGATCACATCGTCAACGACGCTGTCCGCGGCAACGCTGAACCTCTTGGGCACACCGACGGTGGACATCACCGGCACGGTGGATGGCGGCACACTGACCATCGGCGCCAACACGGTCGACACCGCTGCGATCCAGAACCTGGCTGTCACCACAGGCAGGCTGGCCGACACCTCGGTCACCAACGCCAAGCTGGCGACGATGGCGGCCAACACAGTGAAGGGCAACAACACCTCGGGCACTGCTGCCCCGGTGGACATGACGGTGGCCCAGACCAAGACGTTGCTATCGCTGGTGCCCGATGAGACCACCATCGAGACGAGCGGCACCAACATCCGGTTGAAGAACGTCTCGGTGACGTCAGCCAAGCTCTCTACGGCCCCACAGACGAGCACCTCGACCACCCCTACGGTCGATGCCGGGACAGGCCTCACCTGGGATCTGACGCCTACCGGCAACGTCACGGTGACCTTGACCTTCGGCGCCAACGACGATGGCAAGACCGTCCTCGTGAAGGTGAAGCAGAATGCCGGTGGTGCTCTGACGGTTGCTTGGAGCGCATCAGGCGGCAAGACCATCCAATGGCAAGGAGGTAGTTCGCCATCTCCTTCACTCAGCCCAGGGGCCAACAAGGCCGATCTCTTTGTCTTCTGCTGTATCGGCAGCAACATCTACGGCAAGCAGATCGCCAACTACAACGCCTGATGCACTCGGCCTGGTTCAACGAGGGAGCGCCGGTTCCTGTGGGAACGGTGCAATGTATTCTTCAGGTTCCTGCAAACACGCAGTTGCAAGATGGTGAGTATATCATCAACCCAACAAGCACTGTGTTTACCGCTGTCGATATATATGGAAGAACTATTCCTGCTACTACGACTCTCAAAATAGACATCAAGACATCGGCTCAAAACATAGCCAATCCAATCCTCAACACTTCAGCTTTCTATTCATACACGGCGCCATTCACTCTGATTCAGGCATTGCCGTCTGCTGTCGTTGGACCGACCTATTACTTCGGTTTGAGGGCTTTCGATACTGTTACAGGTGATGGGATTCAGACTCCTGAACCTCAAGGTTTTAGAACTGTTCCAGACAATTCCGGATCTCAAGACTAATGATCGCCGCCATCACAGACTACCTTCTCAAGAAGGTGCCCGATAGTTTTCAGGGTTGGACCCGGGAGGCTGTCGAGGACTATGTGATGTTCCATGCCGAACAGGGTACGCTGAAGATCGCCACCCAGCAGGACCACGTTGTGGCTGTGCTGGTGGGGTGGCGGCAGAATGGCGATCAGCCTATCGAGTGGCAGTGGCAGAAGTCAGATCCGAATGGATCCCACTGGTATTGGCACCAGTTCGCTGCTGATGCCGCGGTATTCGCCATGGCTGTGGCGGCTAAGTTCTTCCACGACCGGCCGGAGTCAGCGATCCTTCCGGCCATCGGTTACAGAAACGGTAAACTGACCACCTACAAGAACGGCTCTATGCCGATCTATAGGGTGGCATCTCAAAAATATGGCAAGTGTTGAAGCTCCAGCACCACGGGATTACGCGAAAGAGACGGCAGAGACTCTGAGAACCCAGCTTGAGCTGGCCCCTCAGAAGTATGCTGCCGAGGCTGAGTTCGCGCCGAAGTATCAGGCGTTGCAGTTGAACCTGCTCAAGCAGGCAACGCCTGAGCTTCTCAATCTCTAC